GTTATACATTACCATGGAAATGGCAGAAGAAAGAATTGCTGAGAGAATAGACGCAAACTTACTTAATATTTCTATGGAAGATTTACACATGTTGAATAAAAAATTATTCAATGATAAAATCACACAATTACAATCTAAGACAACAGGCACATTAATAATTAAAGAATATCCAACTGCTAGTGCAGGTGCAAATCATTATCGTGCCTTAGTAAATGAATTGGCTTTGAAACGAACATTCAAGCCAGATATTATTTTTATTGATTATATTAATATATGTGCCTCATCAAGATTTAAGGCAGGTTCTAATGTAAACAGTTATACTTATATCAAAGCAATCGCTGAAGAATTAAGAGGTTTGGCTGTAGAATTAGATGTGCCTATTGTGACGGCAACACAAACAACCAGAGGTGGTTTTGTATCAAGTGATATAGGTTTAGAAGACACCTCTGAATCCTTTGGGCTTCCAGCAACAGCAGACTTTATGTTTGCGTTGATCTCTAGTGAAGAACTAGAAAAGGCAGGGCAAATGCTTGTCAAACAATTAAAAAACAGATATAATGATCCAACACTTAATCGTAAGTTTATTATTGGTGTTGATCGTGCAAGAATGAAACTATTTGATATTGAACAACAAGCACAAAACTTAATACAACCAGAGGAGACAAAATATGTCGAACATAACCTTAAAGAAACGCAAGAAGAAAGCGCCGAAGAAAAGTACAAAAAGTTCCAAGACTTCCAGTTCTAATCTAGAGTATTCTGTAAAGACTAGAAAAAGAGGCAAAGGATATTCTTTTCAAGTAATCGAAAATAAAACAAGTATAGTGCAAACATTTAAGTTTCGTGAAGAAGCTAAGAAATTTGCAGATTTTCACAATAAAAATCAAGTTTGGAAAGTAAATGGGGGTATTCCTAAGTTTCTCCTTGACTAAATAGTTACTTTAGTATATACATGGGAGTAATGATGTTAAAGTTTAAAGAATACTTACGGGAACTAACTATATCGCCAGACTATCAACAAAAGGGGCAGTTTAATCCTTTTTATACTGTCACGCCTGAAATAGAAAAATCTGTTAAAAAAGAAGTCAAACCTAAAAAAGAATTAAAGTTTAAAAGTGTAGATAAAACCAAAGGCACCTCTCTTGGTGATAAAGGTAAATTTCCATTTCAAGTATTCGATGGTGATAAACAATTACCATATTCAATAAGTCTCAGAATGAAAGATGTCATGGGTCACTATGGCATGAAAACCCGAAAAGATTCCACAGCGTCAGCAAATGTAAATGAATTTATGTCTTTGTATTTTGCAAAGTACCCTAAGTTTACTGATGTTGCAACATTTTTAAATGATATAGGTGGCAAGACTGGTGGCACAGGTATTCATATGGTTGTCAAAGGAAAAGAAGAGGAAATTACTTTTGACTTTCTAAGACAAATGATTGATAAAGATGAGACGCCTGAAAAAGATATTAATATAGGATATCAAATGGCAAAAGCCGTTAGAAAAGATTTACCTAAAAAACCAATCAAATACTTCTGGACTGCTCGTGGAAAACCTGGTGGTATTCATAAAAATAATCCTAGTGATATTATTTTACAAATAGGCAGAACAGATTACATTGGTTATTCTAATAAAGCAACAGTAGGTAAAGATGTCACACCTAAATTCAATACAGCGATTCACAGTTTTTATAAAAAATTAAATGATGGTAGACAATATAAAAATGTAGTTGATTTAATGGACAAAGCATGGAATGATACAGCAAAAACTGTAAAAGGAAAAAATGCAAAGAAGGCTTTAAGTAAGTTTAATATTTCAAGAGAGAAACCTAGTGAGAGTATTAGTAAAAGAGCATTTGCAACATTGGCAAAAGAGTTTGCAAAAGATAAATTAAATTTTTATAAAGATGATTTTTACTATGGTTATAGAAATAGTCTAATTGATAATTTTGGTTCATATTTAAAGAAACCAAAAAACTTAATGTATTTTTTAAACACAATAGGAATATACATGTATCCTGATAGTGCTGATACTACACCGTGTCCGTATAAACTTTTAGTTGGTACAGAATCAAGTGCAACAATAAAAGATGTTGCAAGTAATGAAGAATACAAAGAATTTTTATTAAACAAAGATGTGAAAAATTATGGTGGGGTAAAATACATCTATGATGGTAAATCTCAACAATTTACTTTATCGTTTAAATATAAACTTTTAGGTATAGATGTGTCGATACCAATAACATCAAGGACAAGAGCTGCAGGTGGTTGGGCAGGTAAATCACTATACATTAACACACCAGGAATAAAAGTAAAATAATGGACTTACTAAACGAAGACAAGAATACACATTTAGAACATCTTGAAGATGACATAATCAATAATGGTTATGAAGGTGGTCAAAATGCGATAAACTTTTTAATTAGTTTGAATGAAATGTTAGCAGGACATAGTACAAGTAAACTAAATGTCACAACAAAATGGGATGGTGCTCCTGCGATAGTTTGTGGACCAAGTCCTGAAAACGGTAAATTCTTTGTAGGTACAAAGTCAGTATTTAATAAAACACCAAAAGTTAATTATACAATACAAGATATACGAAACAATCACGATGGTCCTGTTGCGAATATTTTAAGAGAATGTTTACAATATCTCTCTGGTTTAGGTATGAAAGAAATACTACAAGGTGATTTAATGTTTACTAATTCATCTAAAAAGAAAACACCATTTAAAGATCCTACAGGTAAACAAGAAGCAATGATTTCATTTCAACCTAATACAATAGTTTATATGGTACCCGAGAATACACCATTTGGTAAAAAGATCGCAAGAAGTAAATTAGGTATTATTTTTCATACAACATATAAAGGTAGAAGTTTTGATAAGTTAAATGCTAAATTTGGTGCAAATGTTTCTAAGTTAAGAAGAACACCAAATGTGTGGTTTGATGACGCAAGTTATAAAGATGTATCAGGTAATGCATTGATGACAATAGGTGAAAGTCAACAATTACAAAAGACTATAAACATGGCGTCAGGTTCACTAAAAAAATCAAAAGAATTATTAAATAAAATTAAAACAGAAAAGAATACTTTGTCAGTAGGTGTGCAATTAAAATCATATTTAAATAGTTTTATTCGTGCAGCGACAGATTTACCTAGTACAAAAGAAACAGCAAATAAGTTTAGAGAGTTTTACAAAGAGAGAACACAAAAAGAAATAGACGCAGTAAAGAGAGACACATCAAAACAAAAATATCAAACAATACAAGATACTGGTTTAAAATTTATTGATGATCATAATGAGAGTGTTTACTTTGCTTGTGCAACATATAAAACACTACAAACAGCAAAAGGTGTAATTATATCAAAATTAAACAAAGCAAAAAGTATTGGTACATTTAAAAGAACAGACAAAGGTTTAGTGGCAACAAATCCAGAGGGTTATGTTGCAGTAGATAAAAAAGGTAAAGCAGTAAAACTTGTAGATAGATTAGAGTTTAGTATTCAAAACTTTACAGCTGCAAAGAATTGGGAGACAGGTAGTAGAAATGTTGACATTTAAACAATTTTGTGAAGATGTAAGAAAAATGCCAGGTGGTGGGTATGGCGTTTATGCAGATAAATTTGTAAAAGGTAAACGAGTAAAAACACCAGGTGGCAAACATGCGAAAGAACTAAAAAAAGTTTACAAAAATGAAAAAGACGCTAATGATTACATGGCTGCAATAATGATAGCAAAAGGTGGTGGGTAATGATTACTTTTAAAGAATTTGCAGAGAAGAAAAAAAGAACATGTCCACCAGGGTATAGATACGATACAAACTTAAACCAATGTGTGCCTAAATTTCCTAAGTACAAATATTATGGTAGAATAGGACCAGGACCAAAACAAGAACCACAGAATACAAGTGGTAATGGTAATGCAAATGGTAATGGCAACGGAAATGGTAATGGTGCTCAACAAGGTGGTAATGGTAATGGTGGCAATGGAGGCAATGGGGGCAACGGTAGTTAATGGAAAGATTTTTAATTAAAGAAGGTTTATATGACCCAGGTATCTTCAAGGCATTTTTTCTTGCAGGTGGTCCTGGTTCTGGTAAAACATTTGTCACCAAAAAGATTACCGGTGGTCTTGGTTTAAAAAATGTAAATTCAGATACAGCATTTGAAGTTGCATTAAAGAAAGCAGGTTTATCTTTAGATATGCCAGCAAGTCAAGAAAAAGAAAGAGACGAAATAAGAGCAAGATCAAAACGACTAACAGCAAAAAGACTAGACTTATACATTATGGG